AGGGTGCAAATGACAGTGCAGGTCTACCAACCTTCACCGTAAACAATGATTCAACCAATCGTACCGCTTACGTAAAGAGCACTTGGTACCAAACTCTTGGTAACAAGATCCAAAAGGTATCTAACAAGATTCACCAATTGACCCTACGTGGTGGTGCTAACTTCTTGGTTGTAGGACCAGACGTAGCCACTGTATTGGAATCCATCCCAGGATACGTTGTAAACACTGACGGTGACAGTGCTAAGTTCGCAATGGGCGTAAGCCGTGTTGGTTCTTTTGCTTCCCGTTTCCAAGTTTACAAGAACCCATACATGCAAGAAAACACAATCTTGCTTGGTTTCCGTGGTAACAACTTCCTAGAAACCGGTGCAGTTTATGCTCCATATATTCCATTGGTACAAACCCCATTGGTATATGATCCAGTAAACTTCACTCCACGTAGAGGTGTAATGACCCGTTATGCCAAGAAAGTAGTCCGCCCAGAATTCTACGGCAAGATATATGTTGGTGATTTGAACCAAGTCTAATCTAACATATAAAGTAAATTAAACACAAACTCTCAGTAGAAATACTGAGAGTTTTTTTTGTATCTTTTTATTAAAATTCAAGATATTTATGGTAAGGTATGAAAAGTGGAATTTATAAAATAACAAATTTAAAAAACGGCAAATTTTATATTGGATCATCTAAAGACATTGAAAGAAGATGGTGGGAACATACAAATGAACTAGACAAAAACATTCATATAAATAAAAAATTACAAAATGCTTGGAATTTTTATGGGAAAGATAACTTTAAATTTGAAATCATTGAAGAATTAAAAAATGAAAAGTTATTATTAGAAAGAGAACAACATTATTTAGATACATTTCAACCATATAGAAATAATATTGGTTATAATATTGCATTACAATCTTCAGGAGGTGATAATTTTACACACAATCCAAATAAAGAAATTATAAGACAACAATTATCAGAAATGTATTCAGGAGAAAACAATCCTATGTTTGGTAAAAAACATGATGATGATAGTATTTTGATTCAAAAACAAAAAGCGATTGGTAGATTCACATTAAATTGGTTCATACAAAAGTATGGAACAGATTTAGGTAATAAAAAATATGAAGAGAGAAGAAGTAAATTATCATCAAGAAAAATAAATTATTGTTATAACAATAAAAAAACAAGAATTAAACATGGACCAATGGATGATAATAAAAAATTAAATATATCATTAGCAAAATCCCACATTAAAAAAATTAAAAATGAATTATATAGTGATATATTATCAAATCAATATACAATTAAAGAATTGTCTGTTAAATATAATCTAAGCGGTACTACCATAAAGTATCATAAAAAGAAGATTAAATCATAGTTTAATTCTATTTATATTCATGATTAAATTAACTGACATTCTAGATGAAATGGTTGAGAGGGGAGAACCAATGAAGTTGGTCAAAGATACCTCTATCAGTGATCAATTGAAATATCATTTGGATAGAAATCTCACTTTAGAAGAAAATGTATTTAGAATTTATAGTGAAGGATATTTTCATTTAGTAAATGAAGTACGTGAATTATATAATCAAGATTTAATTGAGTTGAATGATAATGATGTAGATATTATAGAAAGTGATCTTGGTAGTAAAGCAATATATGAAGGTATAGAAGTATATTTAGATGCACCAATTGAAATAGAAGAAGATGAGTATATTAATGAAGTCAAACACAGAGGTAGAACTGTAAATCTTAATAGACCATTTAGAACTCCAGGAGGACCAAAGAAATTTGCTGTATATGTTAAATCAAAGGCAGGTAAAATAAAGAAAGTAACCTTTGGTGATCCAAACATGAGAATCAGAGCCGGTAGTGCAGCACGTAGAAAAAGTTTCAGAGCCAGACACAGATGCAGTCAAAAGAAAGATCGTACTACAGCTGGATATTGGAGTTGCAGAAGTCATAGAATCAAATCACTAGGTACTAAGAGTAAAGGAAAATACTGGTAAAATATGACACTTGCAGAATTAAAATCATTAATAAAAGAAGTATTGCTTGAAGCCGTGCCGTTTGATAAAGCAACTGATATTGAATATGGACTAAAAGCCAAATATGATGAATTGGGTGATTATACATTTGGTGTAGAATTTGAATTTGAACCTGTTGTAGAAGAACAGAATTTATCAACTGATCAAATCATAGAAAAGTTATCAGATCTGATGGGTGCATCATACAGTTATGATAATGGATTAACTGATGCTTATAATTCATGGGTTGATGAACAAAGAAATGAAGCAGCAAAAAGATGGAATCGTTATGGAACTATTGATAATATTGATAGATATGATGAAGAATATGGTCCAATGAGTGTAGATACATTTGATAGTAGTGTATCTGAACCAGTTGAAAGTGATTATGCTACTGAAGAGGAATACAATGAAGCATATAAAAAATATGATGAAGTAAGAAATGAAGTGGACAGTGAATATACTCGTTGGGAAAGAAGATATCAAGGTGATTATGTTGATGAATATTTAAGACTTTTAGCAAGAAGTGGAGAATGGACAGATTTTATTCCAGATAGTGAACTGAATGTAACTGATATGGAAGGTGGTATTGATTCAGCGTATAATTTATTAGATAGTCTGGGTGAAGATGTAAGAAAAGATGATAAACCAGATAAAGACACATGGGCAGTTGGTGAAGATGGACCAAATGTTGAAATAAGAAGTAGACATATGAGACAAACAGGTAATGATTTTAATATTATTTCCAAAGTAGGAAATTGGGTAAGTGATCAAGCAACACATGGAAAAACTGGAATGCATGTTCATATAGGAGTTCCAAGTGATTTTGATATGTTTGATGTATTGGCAATGAGTACATTGGTTGATGAAAAAGCTATTAAATCTGCAGTAGCCATGGACAGAGATTTTAACAGTTTTGCCAAATTGAGAAGAAGTTTGAGTAACGCAATTTATAACAGAATTCATGAATACATGCGTAGACAATCTGAAAATGTACCAAAATCTTTTACGCTTACAAACGCACAAATGAAAGAAGTATTAGCTCATTTTGATCGCAATCACGGTACAAATATTGCAGCATTTAATGAACATAAAACAATTGAATTTAGATATTTGGGATCTGATATGGCAGATCAAGTATTAAAGTGGATATCTTATTTCTTGTTGTTACCTCGTATCGCTAAGAGCAGAAATCAAGTAAAATTGGATACTATTTATAATGAACAAATAGTAGCTACAAGAATGCCTGGTAAGATTAAGTTTGATTTGTTTACGACAGATGACCCAAGAATTAGTGTTCCAATGCCAAAAGAACCTGCGGATGTAATCAAACAAAAATCATTTGAATTACCAAGCAAATTAGATATTGCAAAACAACAAGCTGCGGATAAAAAACAACAAAAATAATATGTTTCCATTCAAAGAAACTCATTTACAAGACAATTTGTATTTAAGAGAGTTTGAAGAATCTGTTGATACAGATGATTTGGAATGGCACAGAGACAGAGAAGATAGAATTGTTGAAATTATAGGTGAAACTGATTGGGAATTACAAATGGATAATCAATTACCACAACGTATGACCGGCAAAATCTTTATACCAAAAGAAGTTTGGCACAGAGTTATAAAAGGAAATAGTGATTTAAAAGTTAAAATAACTAAATTATAATAATATTTATTATATTATGGGAGCAGCAGCAGGACCAAATATTGCTACATCAGGAATAACATTAGCTTTAGATTCAGGCAATCCAAAAAGTTATTCCGGCACAGGTGCTAATTGGTCAGATTTAAGTGGAAATTCATTAAATGCTATAGGAAATGCGTCAAATATATCTTCACTAGGAGTTACATCAGGAGCTTCTTTTACAACTTCTACAACGGATATACTAAACACAGACATACATTCTATGTTTTTTATGATAAGATTTAATTCATCAGTTACATATCCAACTGGTACAACGGGTGGGTGGGAAAAAATTTTTTCATATAATGCAGGTGGAAGTGATAGAAGTCCTAGTGTTTGGAGATATCCTAGTAATAGACTGATACATTGGAGATATGATCCTGGTAACAGTGGAACTGATTTTGGTAAAGGGAGTGCATCATTGGATGTTAGTAATGAATTTGATTTGAATATATGGTATCATGTTGGAGTTACAAAAAATGGTGCAAATACTGTTATGTATGTAAATGGATTACAAGTAGGTACTGGTACTGTAAGTAATCCAAAAACATCAGGTACGGCTGCAATTATTATAAATGAAAGTTATACTAATCCTTTAAATAATTTAAATTGTTTCATAATATATAATAGAGTGTTAAATGCAAATGAAGTATTACAAAATTATACTGCAATAAAATCTAGATTTGGTTTATAGTTATAGTGTATGGCTACAAGATATTCACCAGCAATTGTTACATCAGGATTAGTTCTTTGTTTGGATGC